GTCACCAGCCCATATAAAGGCGTTTGCTGTTGTAGAGGTTGGAATGTCTCCGCTATCAATGACAATGCTAAATGGCCGCCCTGGTGCTGGTAGGTTGTTCATCGACTCAATGTATAAGGCCTCATTGCCGCGGGTTTCCGGTGCTGTAGTTGTTGATTTATACGGCAATGGGTATGATGTTTCTGTTAATTGTGCAAACTTGATGTATACGAAATCACCAATTGCACCACTTCCCGCAGGACCGCCAGAATGCGGGAACACTTGCACATTAACAACCGAAGAGGCTGTTATCTTGCAGTGAGTTGCACCATGCGCATCTAGCGTTATATCGTCAGATGAATTAATCCCGCCCTCAATTCTAAGAGACGCTCCTGACACGTTACCTGCTTTCATGAACACACAAAACGCGCCTATTGTAGCCGCTACATTTTGCTGAATTCGTGAGAATGATGAATCGTCTGTAATTTCAAGCTTAAACCATCCGTCACCGTTATCAGTTGGTGTTAAACGTGTTGGAATCCATGCGGCAGAAAGAAAGTTCTCACTTCCTAATAGCTCGTTATCATGCTCGCCGTAAATGCTTGCGCCGTTTTCAGTGATTGCGATCTTATCTTCCAGCAAGGTTTCAGGTACGCCGGATAGGTTTACGTTACCCGTTTCGCCTGCTCGCGTGTATGTTAAAGAGCCACTTAGCCGCTCAACAACGGAGTTACCGAAAGGAACGCTCACTTCTGGCGGGTTGTTCATTAGCTCTATCATTCCCGCTAAAAGCGAAGCATCAGCTCCGCCGTTTTTTGGTTCACCCCATGCCATAATTACACCGCCTTTACGTTAATTGTGCAGCCAAGGCGCGAGTAAATAAATGCGCCAGCATCGCCTAAGTCATTATCTAACGGCTTACATGGTAGTAGGTCGCGATAGCCTGTATCGTTATCAATTGCCACCGGTTGCACCGCTCCTGCGTATAATTGAGCCTCGCCCTGTCCAATCATTGCGGCGTTAATTTTATCACCAACGGAGATCCCAGCAGCTACCACGCCAGCGTCGGTGTAAATGTTCGTAACGGTATCAGGTAGCACCGTTATATTTGGTATTGTATCAGCCATAATTATTCCTCTAGTGATTTACTTAAATCTTCATCATCTTGACTTAAATCAAGGTCCTCTATCTCAATCCCATCAAGCCCAATCTCTTTAAATACTGATTCTGCCAGCACTTCATCGCCGCCCAGCGTTGATAACCCCTCTGTTGCCGACCTGAACGCATCAGCTTTGTTCTTGGTCGATTCAGACGCTTCTTTTTCACTTAGCGAAGACTGAACAGGCCATATAACTTCTGCATTCTCTGGCAAGTCTAAAATGCCCGCTTCTGCCATTATTTGCAGTGCATCCAGCAGGTAAGGCGTACATTCTTGGTCTTGTCGGTCTTTAACCAGTGCGTTCCACGTTGCTTTATCCTCTGAGCCGGTAACACTGCCACCCGCCTTAGTTGTCAGTATGCGAACAGGGATGCCAGTTGTGCCAGCCACCTCCTCGACACTAACGTCAAACGGGTCGCGTGGACTTGCCATTGAAGGCTGAAGCATATTTGCATTCATATTATTTAGGCGTAGCACATCCTCTAAGCCGTTCTGGAAGTTTTCAACGTTCTCTTTCAGTGCGTCTCTGGCTTCTTTGCTTGCAGCCACCTTGGAGCCTTCATTGGCCACAAGCGCTAACTTCTGTCGTGAGTTTCGGTAATACGATTCGCCACTACTACCGCGAGTCTTTTCTTTATCTATTAGCGCATTCCAGGGGGCCTCTAAAGCACTGCAACCTTCGAGGCTATTGGATAGCGCACCTTCTGCCAGATGGACTACCCGTGAATGATGAACCCTAATTGCAAGCGCGTTACCATGCAGCTTGCTATCACCGTTCACCATTGCTTGAAGCGTGTAAATCTCTGGCAGGTTGTAGCGTGGCGATGCAGGGTCATTATCCCACTTTGCAACTTCGATACCGTCCTCTTCATAGATATTAAAATACATGCCCGTAAAGTTGTCTTTTTTAGCAACTCCAATCGGCAAGGATGGATCTAAACCGTCAGGCATTCCGACAAACAATACCGAAAACTTGCCGATACGGTTTGCAATATCAGCACGTTCAAATGCTTTAAAAAACCTTGCTTTTTTAAGCATCTTGATTTGGTCTGCTAATACTGCTTTATCGCTTACTTTAATCTCCGGCAGGTCACGCCAGCATGACTTTGCAACTTTACCGACTACAGTATTCGCAATACCGCCGCGATCATACATCTGTTTATAGTCGCAGTAGTCGAGGCAAGTGCCATATCCAAACAGTGCATTATAATCGCGCTTGCCGTTTGCTGATATGCCAAAGCCACCGCTTAGCCCGCGACTAAAAATCTGAGATGATGCATTAATAACAGCGCTTAAATAATCATCAGCCTGCTTGTTTTGCTCTGTGTACTCAATAACGACTGGCTGCGTTGAATTGGCCTTAGTTGCCTTTTCGCATACAACCAATCCGCTAGGGGTCGTGTATTCATTCATTATTTATCCCTATCGTTATATCTATCAATCATGCCGCGCATTATCTCTGTTGTTTTTTCCATGCTTTCAAGTGCCTTATTTTGAGCCTTTACTTGAGTATAAAGCGCCCAACAAGCAAAGCACAAAGCTAAAATTGCAATAAATAAACTCATATAGCCACCTCAACCCCATTCCCACCCACCAGCTACTTCTTGCTGTTCTGTTGGTGCAAATAGCATCATAACACCATCGTTTATATTGGGCGATTCTTGCCCTGTTCGTTTCTTCATGTCTTTCTTACTTTCAACTTTCTTTTTGCTGTTTGCCTCAGACTTAACCCACAATGCAGTTGACATCTCACGCATTAGCTTTTTCCAAACATCATCGTCAGCAATGTCGAGGCTTAGCATATCTTTAGGTTCAATATCTCGCTCCCCTAATTCAATGAATCTGAATGTATTGTACAACATCTGAGCTACAACACCATGCGCATGCGCCTTTTGATTGCAGTATATCTCATGCGGCTGTTTTTCAGTGCCTTCTATAACTTCATATTTTGGAGCTAGTACAGGGTCGCCAGCGTTAAATGGGATAACTTCAATATGCAGCTTTGGATATCTCTCACCACTTTTATCTACATCATCGCCGGATATGTTATCACTAACAAATACACTCACACCGTCACCGAATCCGCCACATTCATCATAAGTGAAAGATTGCGCTTTATGCTTACGCACCATTGACAGCGCTCGACGCGTTGCCTCCCTAAGGTCGTTTGATTTAACCCATTCGTCAATATCGATTATGCAATTTCCATCAGCATAAACAACGGCGTTTGAATCTCGCCCTTGTCCTGCTGGGTCGTATGCTACGCGCTTAATTCCATCATTAACCCACTCAGGGTTTCTACTGGCAAACCTTGCAGCCTCTAACCAAGACTCATCAATAATTAAATCACCTTCAGCACCCGAGGGAATGCCTAACCATTTTTTTTCATACCGCTTGACTGGCAATGTTTTCTTATCGTGCCGTCTTTGCCGTTCAAGATTAGCAGGGAAATAAATGCTGTCGGTGTAATTGCATTGAGTTAATAGGGTTTTTTCTGGCGTATTAACTATCCATTGTGACCAGGTAGCGTCAAGTTTCGAGTCAGGATTGAATATAACGATTACAATCATTTTACCGGAACGCGGCCTAATTGATGGAAGCAGCCTATCCCAGCATATTTCGCTAACGCCCTCGGCCTCTTCTACTATAACAATATCAACAGCAGCAATAGACTTAATGTTATTAATGTTATTTTTCAGCCCCTTGAACATGAATTTAGAGCCGTTTTTTGCAACTATCTGGTCTTTCGTTATGTGGAAAAAGTGGCTTAACCCTAACTCTTCTATTCGCTGCTCTATTTCCGCTTTCGTGCTTTCCGCTATTGAACCAAGGAATTCACGGGTAACAAGTACGCGCACCTTTCTGATAGTCGACTCAAGTATAACAGCCGTTGCTTTATCGAAAGATTTACCTGAACCACGCCCGCCATAATCAACAAAATATTCATATTCAGGGTTGAAAAATGACCGCTCTCGCCTCATCGCTTCAATTGTCATATTGTAAGCTGGTGCGAATATTGGTTGAGGGTTGAAGTTTAGAGCTGCCATTTAATCGTCATCTTCAGCAGTTGCTACGGCAATAGCTATCGAATCCCAAGGCGTGAGGGTTTCTTTTGCTGATACTTCAACTTTGACGACATCAAGCCCAACTAATTTAGCCTTACTCATAACGCTTGAGACGGCCGCAGAGCATTGCGGAGTTTCAGCGCCCATGGCTAACACTTTAATAGTCTCAAGCTCCAGAAGCAGGCTATCAATCGTTATACCGTGATTATCAGCCGTTTCTTGCTTGAGTTCGTTATACCTACCCGTCACCTCCCCTTTTAAAGATAACTCAGAGGCTCTTTTGTGAATTGTGTCATCTTTCCATTTCTCTGCATTTTCAGGAAACGCATACCGATAAGCCTCGGATTTGTTTTCTGTTTCATGCCATTTTTGAGCAAATAGCTCATGCTTCCCATTCTCTAGCACTCCCATAAATCACCATCAAACAGAGCCTTTTGCTTTTCATTCATTTCAAACATAAATCATCCAATTTATTAATAATACTCAAATTATAGCCCAAACGGCAGATATAAAAAAGCCCGCGTTTCGGCGGGCTTCTTATCTGAATGTTATGTTTATTTATAAAATTGCGAGTGAGTCCACTTTGAAAACGAGAAGATCATCTTCTCATAACTAAGGCGGTCAAAATCACGATAGTCACCCCCGCTTTTATGTATTATATCTATCTGCTTTAACCTTGCCTTTAGTACAAGACTATTCCTTATCAACGCAACAGCGAGCAAGGTG